GAGGATCGAACTCTCCTTAGGCAAATTATGAGTTTGCTGCATTCACCAGATTGCTAAGGAAGCAGATGGGAACACTGGGAATTGAACCCAGACTAAGCCCTTATAAGGAGCCCGCTCTAACCGTTAAGCTATGCTCCCAAATGTATCAATCAGCGTCGTTGTTGTCTGTTGTGTGTATTCTCAGAAACTCTGCTTCATCAGCAGGCATGAATACTGCTGCTGTCCCATCATCTCTGACCACTCCTATTGTCTCTCCGTCTTCAACTCTTTTGAATAATGAATCAAAATTTTCTTCCCATTCTTGTAATGTAAAAACTTCCATTAATGTTGCACAGTTGATTTATTTAGTTAGTGACTGTAACTGCCGCATATTCAATTTGATCGTCATTAAGATTGGCAGTCACGACATCTAAGATTGCCATGAACTCATCGGCAGAATCACATTCTACAATTTTTTCGTCACCCTGATCACTCAGGAGAAGAAATGACCTGGAGCATATGTCAATTACAATACTCTCGACAAATTCTTCGGTGCTTTGCATGAGTGCTCCGTTGATTACCTTGATATTATAGGGCATCTGGGTGGGGGTGTCAAGAGATGTCTATGGAAAAGTTATTTTGTTCAATCATGTTATCAACGGAAGTAGTTTGAATTCCTACAGCACTACTAGATTTAATAAAAGTGTTGCCTGTAACGATCACATCTTTTGTGCGATCTACTTTGATAAAAGTACCGACGTAGCCAGGACAATCAAAAGAGTTATCTTTAATAGTTACACCAGATCCTTTATCACCAGTCTGTGAACTCTTGTAGTAGATCATAGTGCTAGAAGTAGATGATCCGATTCGTGTAAAGGTGTTGCCTTTGATGATGCAGTTATTGACTTTCTCATCATCTCTACTGGCTAAAACTTTGATTTGACTAAAGTATTCAGTGTTGATAAAATTATTATTAACAACAGTATGGTTACTTCCTTCTACCAAATCAACCACGGTTTGAGGAGAAGTTGGAGATGAAGTCCAGGTATTATAGAAAGTGTTATTAGAAACTACTGCGGAGTTGAACTTAATTTTACATCCACGACGGTTGAAGTTTTTGATATGGTTTCCAGTAATAAACACATTAGCATTGAAATAATTTTGAGTTCCAGATTCTTTAGCCATAATAGAAATGGCGTCACCTTCTTCACCTATAACAGTGTCAATAACATTATCAGAAATTAGAATAGGTTTAGTAAGTGCCACAGTGCTATCAAAAGCGATTGCTCTAGACATACCATTACCATTCCCCGCAGTTCCATCACCATAAGCATTTAGATTGGTAATGTAGTTATCAGTAATTTTTGCCCCTGAGTCAATGTCACTAAAAATTTCAAAAGCAATAGCTTTACCACCAGTCCCATCGTTAGGTGATTGCAGATCTCTAACTCTACAATGATGAATATGTGGGTCTAAACAATCATTAAACTGTGCAAATACATTGATGTAGTTGTTACCTTTACAGTTCAAAGATAATTCAACATAATCACTACTATTAAATATAATAGCTTTATTTACATCTGCCGTTGCAGTAATAGAACCTTCACCATAGATTTTACGTCCATCTACAGATGAAGTTAGACTACTGGCAATACGATAATCTCCAGTAGGGAAGTAAATAGCCTTGGCACTGCTGCTAAGAGCTGATTGAATAGCACTAGTGTCATTCGTGCTACCGTCTCCTACAGCACCGTAATCTTTTACAGAAACAATACCTGCCTCATTAGCACTACCAGGAGTCTTATATGAAATATTAAATGATCCAGCAGTAAAATTGTTAGTACCACTAGGTTTTATTCTTAACCTAGTTATTGTTCCATTTACACTATTTAAAGATCCATATGCTTGAGTTCCAGCACCGGAGTCTCTCCTTGTTTGTCCTTCAAATGTATAAGCAGTATCAGAAAATTTGTTTATATCAAATTTACCGTGATGTACTGCACTAGATGAAGTACTCATGACAATAAATCCTACAATGCTACTAACCCCTTGACTACCAGCTTCCGATTGGCTAGTAGCAGTATATCCAGTTTCAATATAACCACTGGAAGTACCTAATTGTATAAAATAATTTTCACTTCCACTTAAGGATACTCCATTGAACATTAAGGTAATTTCATATGCATCTTCTGGAATATCAGTGAATTCTATAGGATCACTTGTTCCTGTTGCAGAAGATTTTGCTGTTTGTAATACAATTGCATCACTACTGACTGTGTTAGCAGCAGGTGCATCACTTGCAGTTTCATAATAAACAGTTACATGTCCATGATCGAGAGTTCTACCACCGGCAGTTTTTATCCTTAATCTATCGAGTGTATTTGATAGTGATTTACTACCACCACCCCAGATTACTTCACCACTAGAACTACTACTAGCACCTGTATGTGAAATAGTCCAACTGTTTCCAGTTACATTTACTAATTCTACAGTAATATTATATTCTAATGCTTGATCTGCACCTGCATTAAGTCCATAGAAAGTAGTGCTAGATTGTGCATCTGAAGTCTGATCTACATTATCATAACTTGATTGATATTCAGTGGTAGCATATCCATTACTATCACCAACTTCCATAATCATAGTATCACTACTACCAGTAAAACCAAAATTATGAATGGCTACGGTGATTTTCTTAGCAGTGGATGGGATATTAGTGAATGCTGCTTCGGTTCCAGTATTAGTTGCTACTGTTCCAAGTTTTACAATAGAACCAACAGGTCCTGTAATAGAACCTGCAACAGATAAATTACCACCAATACTCATATCAGTGCTAATAGCAACATTCACTGCATTAATATTCAGATTATTAGGACTATCGATTGTTGGTGTACCTGATGCACCAATTAAATTTACGTCCTTTACACCAAAACTTTTATCTGCCATTTCAGTTTTTTAGATATTTAGATTTGTTTGAATAAAATACCTGACATAGACGCACCATTAGTTATTGCTGGTCTTGTGTTGTTTGCATAAGGATTATATAATACTCTAAGGGGAGATGATTTCATACTATAGGAGTTTCCCCAATAGTTAGTGTCGGTTCCAGCATTACTTGTATATGGATCATATAAATCACTACTAGACAATATTACAGATCCTTTTGATAATAACCATTTTCTTACATCTTTTCTAGTGGCAGTTGGATTTGACTCTAGATGTTGTGCAATGACACCACTTACGTTAGGTGTTGCCATACTCGTTCCACTTAAGTAATTGTTATAATATGAATTGTTCCGAGGGTCCTGATACCCACTACTCCATGGACTTAGAACTGTTGAACCTGCTGCCCAAATGTCAATATTTGGACCACGATCACTAAAACTTGAAGTTCTTTCTTGTGAACCAGATTGGTAACCACTATCTAACGAAGCAACCTTAATCACAGCATCATCTTCTCCCTCTCTCGTAATCGCTGGTGTACCTGAACGATTATAATAATTATCATATCCAGAAGCATAGTATAGAGTACCAGAAGTAAATTGATTACTATGATCTGTGCCATTTTTTACTTCTTGTTTTCCTTTTGAGTTTCCAGCAGAGCAAATTAAAACTACATTCTGGCAGTCAACATCATTTACCAATTCGTCAGCCTCAGTTTGTCCTGTTGTTCTTTTAGTTGTCCATTGATAATATGATGTTATCTCAAACCCAAAACTATTTTTGGGGTGTGACAAATAATATACTGCTGGTATATTACTAGCAGATGAGTCTACATTAGTTTTTGTATATGAAGTCCCTCTAAATGATACATTATATGCGTCAGTATTTAAAATAAATTGACGATGACCCCAACTACAATTTACTACTGTAGGATTTCTAAGTCCAGTTTCAGGATTGATTGGTTTATTTTTATGCCAAACTTTGATATAATCAAACCCGTCAGACGGTTCCGACCATCCAAGATCCGATCTATCAACACAAGCAATTGTCCAAATATTTGCTTCAAAGGCAGCACCAAATTGATTTCCGGCAGCAGTTCCGGCAACATGACTTCCATGCCATGAACCATTAAAAGAACTTGATTCTAATACATTTGCAACAGTGTAGTTTGATAGACTCCCACTGCCAGGTGCTGTGAGACCTTCACTTGCCCAGTTGATGCTATATTCCTCTGCACCATGTATCAAAATATCTCTTACTCTTGTGTCTGCTTTTGTACTAAATGATGACACACCTGGTTTTAAAAAATCTGGATGATCCCAACGGACACCAGTATCCATAATTACAACATCAACATTTTTTCCTGTTAATGAGTATTGACAATCAGCATCTGTTGTGGTGCTAGATCCAAAATTATTTGTAGTGGATTGATGTCGATATAATCCCCATTGGGTGAATGTTAGACCTACACCTGGATTACCACTGGTTCTTCTGTTAGTAACTGCCTGTCTAAATCTATCCGTATCGATATGTTTATCAAATTCTTCATCATATTTTCTTTGTTCCAACACAGTAGGATTGTGCATTGAAGACTTTTCAACCCATTCCACTTTCGAATGTTGTCTTAATACTTCTGCTTCATTAATAGATATTTCATAAACAGACCTTTTAGAAGAACACTGCATCTCACTGATACATGTTATTCTTCTATTAGGAATACCATCTATCTCGTTCTCATTAATAATATAATTGTGAATCTCTTCCCAATCGGAGGGATTTTTTATACAGACAGTAAATGCTTGTGGTATATCGGAAGAGATATCATCAAAGACAAGAACTCTTCCAGACTCGGAAAGTTCAGTTCTCATACTACCTCACGTTTAATTCGATATGTCGTAGATCCACTTACACCTGTTTCTGGAGTTGCTCTTAGATTGACGTTTCCACCACTAATCGTAGCATCAAGTTGAACCAAAAGATTGCTGTTATACATAACCGCATATTGAGATGAATCGACTGTTGTCCCATCTCTCATTACCAGTAACTTTTGAGTCTGATAATTGGATCCATTCTTGACGAATACAGTGTATTCAAATACAAGTTCTGCGGAATCATAAGTGTAACTCTCCAATGTAGATGGAGATCCAGCAGTTGCGGTGAATGTTCCCGAAGAAACTGTTCCTCCACTACCACCATTACCTGTAATTTGAGTTCCATTTACATACAACTCATTACAAGTAACAATACCTACAGCTAACTTAGCAGTGTTAGTAGAATCTACAGCAGCATTAGGATTGGTAGTTCCGATACCTACAGAACCAGCAGCGGTAAAACGAACATTTTCTGCATCACTCGTTCCATGTAATACAATATCTCCAGTACTATTATAGATATGAAATCTTTCATTATTGGATTGGATATAACTATCATTAGCCTGTGATTGTAATAAAATATTATCTCTATTACTAAGAGGATAATATGGACCAACTCTTAAAGCAGCAGTAGTCCCATCTAAATGTAAAGTTTGAGTTGTTCCTGGATTAGCTCCTACTGGATTAGTAGTTCCGATACCTACAGAACCATTAGATGTTACACGGAGTCTTTCAGTGTCTTCTGTAACGACCTTAAAGTGTCCATCAGAACCAGTGTCTACGACTTCTGCTTCTGTGTTTCCTTCAGAAATCTTGTCACCTGCTGCTCCTTCTCCACCAGAACTTGCAGTCTTATATGAAAGACCAATCAATCCACCAGTATCAAAATTACCATTACTAATACTTACTTTTAATCTGTCTACAACTCCACTTATTGAAGATAGAGAACCAAAAGTCTCACATGCAGCACCATTAGCTCTTTTAAATTGACCAATTTGACTATAAGAATTGGAAGATGATTTATTAATAATCATCGAACCATGAAGCGAATGAGAAGCAGCAGCATTCCTAATTATGAATGAAGATGTAGAACTTGACGCATCATTTCCTTCAGCATTTTCAGATGAACTATTATAATTGCTAGTAATATAACTACTAGAAGTTCCCAATTGTACGTCGAAGTCCGTATCGGTGCTGCCTGATACTCCTTCAAACATTAGAGTCATTTCCAATACGTTCGCAGGAATACCAGTAAATTCTACTGATGTTCCAGTTGCAGATTTTCGTCCTAATAATACAAAACCACCACCGGATCCAGAACCAGAACCGCTTGTTGCAGTGTGCTTGATGATATAGCAAAGTGCATAATATGGTGGAAGGTTTGCGCCGAATGTCGATGCACCTTCAGTACTAGTTGAACCACTGACACTTAAACTGCCAGAATAAGTGGTATACCACATTTTTCCATTACCACTGCTGCTACTATCAGCATCCATATTAAAAGTACCATTGGTGTCAGTATTCCAACCAGCTACACTATTAGCAAATGCTAAATGATCATCTCCAGGAAAATTGTGTCTGTGATTAGCAGCACTAAGTGTTCCACTACCATGACTGTGTGATGGAAGTGTTGCATAAGCACTACCACCAGTAGAACCAACACCAACACTAGGCCATGTTCCTTCTCCAGTAACATCACTAGCACCAACAATAAATCTAGATCTTAAATCAGGTACATTAGCACCAGTAATTGCTTGAAGTGCTGATGTTTGTGCTGCACTACCATCACAAAGTTGGTATTCTGAAGGAATAGAAGCAACAGAACCAGCCCAAGCAACAATAGTACCTACAGGATCTGATGATCCTCCACCACCAGAAGCATCCTGCCATGTGGGAGCACTTCCAGAACCATTAGAAGTTAATACTTGACCAGAAGTCCCATAGTTAGCACCACCAAGACCAATTTGTCCAGCAGATCCAATCGTAAGTCTTTCTACTCCAGTAGAACCACTTTGATCTATAATTCTAAATCTACCCGAATCAGTATTTGATGAACCAAGAACATCAATTTCAAAAGCAGCATTATCATCTGCTGCTCTATTGAATACTATAGATCCACCTTCATTAGAATTATCTTGTCTATGTATTTTTGGACCGCCAATATCAACAGAAAATTTCTCCGCAGCATCAATTTCTACGGTAAATTTAGATTCTGTTGCAGTATCAATTATTTCTGCTTTTGAATCTCCTTCAGTAATCTTATCTACATATGCAGAACCATCAGACTTATATGAAACTCCAATTGTACCAGTAGTAAAACTCTGAACTGTACCTGTAGTATGGTTAGCAAGAATTCGTATTCTGGTTATTTCTACATCACTACTAATCGAATCTACACCACCATAACTTTGACATGCACTAGCACAATTTTCACAATTGGAACTGGTAGCATATCGTTTAAACTGTCCAATCTGCGTATAAGTTTTACTCGGACTTGTTCTAAGCAGATTGATAATCATTGAACCAGTAAAACGATTACCGGTAGAAGTCACAGTATTTCTATTATGAATTGGAAATCCAATATTACTAGAAACATCATAAGTTGCATTTTCTGCTTCAGAAGAAGCATAATATCCAGTTTGAATCCAACCAGAACTTGTTCCCAACTGGACCAATAAATGATAACTAGTATTTGTTAGTCCAACCTCATTAAGCATTAATGTAATTTCTCTAGCATCTGCAGGAATATTATCAAATACTACTTCACTTCCTGTTGCTGCTTTTGCTGTTAAGAGTCCAAATGCATTTCCACCACCACTTCCCCCAGAAGGAGCATCAACAAATTCTAAAGCATCTCCCGTAGAATTTACTTTTATCCATTTATCTGCAGTATATGAACTTGGAGTGTCACTGAGACCAATAAAAGTAGTGGTTCCAATTGTAGTACTATCGACAAAATCTACACCATTTTGAGTGCTATTTACTACAAGAACTTTTCCTGCTGATCCAGTATATGTGCCAGGAGTATCTGAAAGTCCTATAAACGTACTTATTATATTGCCACCACTAGAAGCTGCAGTTATTCTTCCATCAACATCAACAGTTATACTGGGATTGGTATAAGTACCAGCAGAAACTCCAGTTGCAATTAATTCTGTAGGTCCAACAGTATCTTGATCTATGTTCCATACAGTTCCACTATTACTAACAGTAATATCACCATAATCTCCATCGGGAACACCAGAACCAGTGGCACTAGAAGTGTCAATTTTGATAATATAGCAAAGTGCGTAGTATGGTGGAAGGTTTGCGTTGGTTCCTGATTGATTATTGTTTTCATTTCCATCAGCATCTAAACCTCTAGTTTGAACTCCACCAGTAATAGTAGGTGTGCTATACCTAATATTTACTGATGCTGTACCTATGTCATCCTGAGTATTACTTTCACTTCTGTATGCATAACTATTTGCATTAATTGAAAAATTATCAGGGTGATCGTGAGCAATCAAGACAGCATTAGCACTACCACCAGTTGCACCAGGAGAAAGACCTGGATATGTAGTATCTCCAGTAGAATTCTTAGCACCAACTATAAATTTATTTCTTAAATCAGGAATATTAAATGTCGTGCTTCCATCACCGGATCCATGTATAGTATTAAGTTTAGAAAAAAGTTCGGAATAAGTGGTTCTTGATAATGCTTGTCCGTTACATAATCTAAAATTAGATGGTATATTTGCTCCACTTCCACCCCAAGCAATGATAGTTCCTACAGGTTCTCCACCGGGTGCTCCGGCAAACCCCATCTCTATCCATTGTCCATTATGGCGTACTTTTATACCCATCTTATAGTATTCTTTCCTATATTTATTTAAGTCTTCATAATGAAGGCAAGAGCATAATATGGTGGGAGGTTTGCATTGGTTACTGTTTGCGAAGAGTCGCTATTTCCGTCAGAATCTACTCCAGCTGTATCAGTGCGTGAATTTATATTATAAGTTGCATCGTTACTATGAGAAGTATGTGAATCCCAGTCAATAAAAGAATCTGCACCTGCTCTTACAGCGTGTCTATAACCAGACTCAGTTCCATATGTCCCGTGAGAGTGAGCAGCAACAACAGAATTAGCACTACCACCAGTTGCATTAAGATTATAACTATTTCCTGTTCCAACAATAAATCTATCTCTTAAATCTGGTGCATTAGCTGCTTGTGCTGCTGCAGAATTATCGCATAAAACCCAACCACTAGGAGCTACAGTACCAGAGAACATCATAATCATACCAGTAACAAAACTATTACCACTATTTTCATCAGTAGAAGTGCTGGTATCATACCAAATATCGCCATCACAAACATCTTGAGTTGGTTCCGTAGGTCCAAAATAACGTTTTCCATATGCATTACTTGTAGATCCAATTCCAATAGTTGCGATACCCGCAGAAATTGTTACATCAATTGGATTGCTACATCCGTATTCTGTTCTTGGTGTATTTTCGTCTGAAAATTGTTTTACGTCTAAGTCTGTTAGAGTTCCAGTTCCTCCTCCAGAAGAAGCAATAGTAAATCCATTTCCATTACCATCTTCAGTGAGAGTAATATTTGCACCGGCAGTTACAAGAACATCATCAGTAGTGCCATCAGATCCTGTAAGTCTTATATTTACATTACCAGCACCAGGGTCATGTGTAGATAAATCATACGTTGTGTTATCATTAGCATCAGTTTGATCTAAAATATAGATCGTTCCCTGCATACCACCATGATATTGGCAGATATAATATAATGTATTTGGTGCATTCATTGGAACATCAAATAATATTGTTCCGGATTGAGTTCCATTATTGGTAACTCCTGTATTGTACTGATTACCAGTTCCAGTAGTAGCAGATGTCTTAATCCAAAATGGATGACCAGATGCATTGATTTTAAATTTATACTGCTGACCTCTTGTTAGGTAAATAGTCGGATTTGCCGTTCCAGATAAATTTCCTGGACCAGTAAAATTATAAGATGATGCTCCACCATTAACAACAACCCATTCAGAAGTATAAGTTGCTATAGTTGCAATACCAGAATTTGTTGAGTATCCGGCAATGGTGGCAAAATTTGCACTGTCGACTGTAAGATTTGTAGGACTTACCCAAGATGGTGCTGAACCTTGATTATATTGCAGCAATTCTCCCGTTACAGATCCATTGGAAATAAATTCTGTCGTATCGGGAGCACTTTGATATGGAATTTGATAAGCTACTCCCCCTTTTAAATTGGTTGCTATACCAGCGTTATCTGCATAACTTACTACTAAACCTGTTGGATTGACCCAAGATGGTGCTAATGAAGATCCATTTGATTGAAGTAATTGATTTGGATTGCCTACAGGTAAAACGTTTGTATTGTTATTTGACTGTTGATATAATAACTGATTTGTCCCATTTATCTTTATGTCAGTGGCAAGTCCTGCATTATCCGCGTAATTTGCCTTATCTACAGTAGCATCACCAAAATCAATATCTACATTAGATGCTTCAGTTATTCTACCTTTATTGTCAAAAGTAACGACGCCAACCTGAGTTGTAGAACCAACAGTCCCTTGAGTAATAATAGATGCTAATGCTGCCCCGGCAGTTACATCTTCATGACCTTTGAAGTCAACATTCCATGTAATATCACCTGTTGCCGCAATATTTCTAGAATTGCTTAATGAATCAGCAGTGGCAACATTTGCATCATTAAAGTTGATATCTACATTAGATGCTTCAGTTATTCTACCTTTATTGTCAAAAGTAACGACGCCAACCTGAGTTGTAGAACCAACAGTAGATCCAGTGACAATATCTTGTAATGTAAGAGCAAATCCTACATTTTGAGTTCCATCAAAAGTTTTTGCTACTGCAACAACATCTTGACTAAAAGAAATTTCTCTAGGAGTTTCTAACTTCTTAGCAATATCAGCAGTTCCTTGAAATGCTCCATTGAAAGTTGTTGCATGAACATTTCCCCACTTTTTATTGATAGATCCTAAATCATAAGTATTATCATCATCGGGAATGATATCACTATCAACCTCAGCATTGAACACCACTGAATCAGTATTAGCATCACCAAGTGTTGTATTGCCATTTACTTCAAGATTTCCAGAAACTGTAACATCATCAGGTAAACCAATTGTTAGTGTTTGATTTGCTGCACTAGTTTCAATTTCATTTGAAGTTCCTAATATTGTAAATGTTTGACTATCTAAATCAACAGCACCAGTTCCAGCATCTCCTGCAAAATCTAAATCTACAGCACTGACTTGATCATCAACGTACTTTTTGATTGATTGCTGAGTTGCTAAGGCATCATCTCTATCAGATGCCATATCATCTTCATCAAGAATGGTAGTGATACCGACTAAAGTTTGATCTGGTTGTCCAATTTCTAATTGATTTATTGTGGCGATGCCACTGATAATCATATCTTTACCACTGATCTCATCATAGAAAATATCATCTTTTACGTATAAATCTCCACCAACATAAAGATCCCCTCCAGTTGTTGTGATACCACCAGCAGCAGCAAGTGTTACTGCAACACCAACAGAAGGTCCAGTAAATGATACTGCACCACCAACATTCAAGTTCTTCTCAATACCAACACCACCTTGAGTATAGATAGATCCATTATCTTTATTGGTTGATTGTGTATTATTATCTACCAATAAAATATCTTTTATCTGTGTTCTTTGTCCTTGAGAATCTATAATTAAATTGCCAGAAAGAGTAGTTAATACATTTGGATTACTAACTCCATCAACTCTAATGTTACCTAAACTTGAGATTCCAGATACGTATAAGTTTTCAAGATTCAGGTTAGTAACATCTAAATCCGTTACAGTCGCAACTCCTGCGTGTAAATGTGTTACTGTGGCAAATCCTATAGTTGTAAACCCAAGATATGCATTAGTTACGGTTGCAAATCCTATTTCGGCAGATCCGATAGTGGTAACTCCAAGATAGGAATCAGTTGCCGTTAAAAATCCAACTGTAGCTTTATCTGGAAGTATGTGATTGAAAAATGCATTACCTACAAACGTAGATACACCGAGAACATCTAAAAGTTCCTTGGGTTGTGTACTCCCAATACCAACACGATTATTATTAAAATCATAATAAAACTTTTCTGCTCCGTCTACAAGACCAGCAGTATTATGAAACTGTATCTGACCTATTGTTCCACCAGCACCAGAAATTACTGATTGTGGTTTAACCCACAAAAGTCCACCTGTTGCAGTTTTTACTATTAAATCTCCCTGATTTCCTGGTTGATTTGTGGAATCATAAATCGTTCCCGTGATTCTAAAATTTCCATCAAGATGTAATCTCTGAGTTGGATCTATAGTTGCAATGCCAACAAAACCATTTACATTTGTTGTTACAATTGTTCCACCAGTTCCTACAGTGATTCTATCACCGGCAGCAAATAATCCATTATCAAAAGTAAATCTAGTATCTGTAGAAAAATCACCACCATTTTTGAATAGTACTGAATTATCATTTCCTGGAGGTGCAACTGTAACAGTTACTGCAACACCAGGATTAGCTCCACCTACACCTGTTGCGGTAATTGCATTACCTCTAAAATCCAGTTGTGTTGTGCTACTTAGACCACCAACGAGTGTTCCTTCTTCAAATACACTAAGTGATCCAGGAATAATTCCACCTTGATTCGGAATCCAAAATCTCTCTCCTGGTCTATCAATAAAACTGACGATGATATATTGTTGTCCAGAAGGTAAATTTGGAGATCCTTGAATAGTGGGACTATCTCCAAGATTTGGTTCGGCATCTCCAACCGACAAATATCTGTATCTATCTGCGGATAGTGCAGACTGTGGTGTTTTTTTAGACCTTCCGGAGATATACTTTGGCATCTTATGAAATACTGTTCTCTAAAATACTCATCACCAATTCCATTTGTAATGGACCCACATTACCTCCACTAGGAGAAACTCCAACGTTTACTTGAAATGTATTGGTTGTAGCATTTGATATTGCTAATACACCATTATTTAATTGAGAATTTGATGTAGATGCGGGATCTGTTGGCCTTGGATATGGATGGTTTGTCAAATAATTATCCATACTACAACTAAAAGTTATTCCATAATCTGCTATACTTATCGTATTCCCATTCGTTAATCCATGACCCGCAATGGTCAAAGTTAAAATTCCTGTAGCACCATCATAAGTTGCATCAGTTGGTGTAAAAGGACCAGAAGCACTACCAGAAACTACAGTGACAGAATTAGTTACGGCACTAACAAATTGATGTTGAGCAGGTACATATGTATGAGGAATACCACTTACCTTTCCTGCATCAATAGTAAAGGTTTTTGATGTTCCAACATTATCTACGATACTGTCAACAGTAAAACTTCTTTGTGGTTCTGGGAAGATACTTGTGGTTATACTTGCACTATAACCTGCACAATCAAAAACAATATTACTCAGTGTTACTTCATCATCTACATTAAATCCATGAGCATTATATGTGGTGATAGTAGCTACTCCTGTAGTATTTGTATATTCTACATTTGTAATTGTTGTTATACCAGATTGAACTCCTCTGATGACAATAGAATCCTGTTTCAATGCAGATCTCTCTAAAACAAGTCTACCATCAACAATCACCAAAGAGTCTTGTGGTGGAATCTCACCATTTTTTATAACCCTAGTATCTCTAGTATTTCCTGCGGTTTTACTTGCAGTGCTTTTTCTCCTGTGAGTAAAAGTTACAGTAGGATATGTTGTTCCTATACCTACATTTGAAACAGAAGCATAAAGCACAATAGCAGATGCTCCAGTAGGTGCTGTATAAACAGTCTGTTCTCCTGGTGCTACTGGAACTGCAATCGTAATAAACTTATTAAGTGGTGCTACTGCCATATTATCTCAACGCAAGTATGAGTGGGGTTACTTCTGCCTGTATTGCCTTACTAAAATCTCTTCCTCTAATTGTAGATGTTGTTTGATCAACTAGAATTCCTTCACCAATTTCAAAGTTTCCTTTTTGATCAGTTGCGGTGAACGGAATTTGTGCACCATCTCGGAAAACAATTTCATTTTCCTTAATTGGAAGAGCACCTTCAAATGGTAACGAAGTATTTATGCTGGTACCCGTACCAACATATTCAAAGGAATGAGAACTCGTTAGGATACGACTAATTCTTTGCAAGGTAAATGCATCGTCAGGGAACAATTCATAAGGTATAAATTCATTGAAAGTGACTGTCGTAATTCCAGTTGATGTAGGATCTGTTGCCTCTGATACTGTATAGTATATTGGTTCCATTACAGCAGTTGCAAGACCAGTATTGCCGTTGATTTCAACTACAATGTTTTGTGTTGGAAGATAACTTCTACCAGAATTAATAATATCAATAGAAGTTATTGTTCCTGCAGCACTAACTGTTGCACTAGCCTCTGCCACAATTCCTTGTGGTCCTTTAGGTGCTACAGTTCCATCAAGATCTCTGATAATAACATCTGGAGGATCTACTTGACTAAATCCAGAACCACCATTAAGAATTTTGATTGATCCAACATCATTTAATGGTGCAGTTATGGCACCCGTACCAACAGCATCTGGATAGTTTGTCAAATCAATCTTAAAATATGCCGCCTGTCCATCAAATGGTCTTCTTACATTTCCATTGTTGTCAACAACATTTGTAAGGACAACAGTGTCCTGATTTTCTGGAAGTGTTGATGTAATAATATCTCCATCGGCATTCGTGTTGCTAACAATTCCACTATATTGAGTACTTCCAAGACCAACAGCAACTAATCCAAAATTACCAAATGATGAGTTAGAGTTTGTGAGATCGCACTGTGCTCCAGTATCAGCATAAATTGCAATATCGCAATTAATTGTAAAGATAGAAACTAACTGAGCATAAGCATTGTTAGTCAATGATACACCAATGCCTGCTTCATTATATTGAGTAAAGGAGTCACAAACCATTGATTTAAGATCTGCACCAGGAATTGATGCTGTTGCATCATCTCCATCAATTCTCATACCAATACTTCCTGTCATAAAGTTGGTACAGTTTCTTACATAAGGAGATCTCCATCTTCCACTAGATCCCTCAGTTATCGGACCCAATTGAATAAATCCAGTATTTGCCTGTTTAGAGGAGTCTGCTGGAGCAAATGCAACTGCACCTGCTCCTGTGTGTTGAACGGTAATGCTAGAACCTGCAAAGTTTAAGTTCTCAATCAGACAACCTCTTCTCACATGGAAAACATCTTTTGTAGGATTTTGAGGTACGACTGTAACTAATCTAAGATCTTGTCCTGTAATAGTTACGTCCGTTCTAAGACCCACAGGATTATTTTCACTGTAAACACCTGGTCTGACTACAATAGTATCTCCATCTTGGGCAACTAGTGCTGCGGCACCAATAGTAAGTTTTGCATCACCTTCAAGCAATCCAGAATTTGAATCATTACCATTTTTTGTGACCCAAATGGTATTTTTTGTTTGTACACCAGAGGGTCTCCAAGATACACCAGCACCAACTGATGATAATCGATAATCTTTTCCTGCGACTCCTGTTTGTTGATTGGTATCTATTATAGAATTATCAAGTTCTAATGTACCTACAATTTTTGCATTGTTGTCAACATTTAAATCAGTGCCAACAAATAATTTCTTTTCAATTCCAACTCCACCCTCTACAACAAGTGCTCCAGTGTCCTTACTACTTGAATCGACAGTAGATTTTAACTTGGTTTCTTCACCAACAAATAATTTTTTAACAATTCCAACACCACCATCAATTTGAACTGATGCATTTGTAGTACTAGTAGCCTGTGTTGTATTATTAAATGTAGTGACACCATCAACATCGAGAGTGTCATTAAGTGTTGTAGCACCATCAACATCGAGAGTGTCGTTAAGTGTAGTGGCACCATCAACATCGAGAGTGTCGTTAAGTGTAGTGGCACCATCAACATCCAACTGAGAATCTAAAAATACGTTATCACTTATGGTAACTATTCCACTTACAAAGGCATTTTTAGCAACTGTCAATCCACCACCAACTTTGGTATCACCGAATACTGTTAAAATTCCCCCAAGAAAAGTATTCTCAGTGACTGTCAAACTAGTTCCAACAGTTACACCAAGACCTACGGTTAAACCAAGACCTACATCAAGACTCTTTTTTATTGTTACGATACCTGCAATATGAGAATTTCCAATAATATCCAAAGCCGTATTGGGAATCGTACTTCCAATACCAACATTGGTCATTCTGTAAATGGATGCATTAGCACCCGTTCCATCATATCCCCAAAGATCACTTGTAAATACAGTTGCGAGTCCAGTAAAGGTCGATGGGTCTCTGGCTGTAGGAACCAGAGTGTCAGTGCCTATACCAAGACTATTTGTCTGAACAAAGTTTACAATTGAGAAGGATTGTCCAGCACCAACTTGACCACCTTGACCTGGAGTTGGTACATAAACACCCTCATCCATAAGGAAAATTCCCTCTTGGAAAGCAGGTTCAAATGATACCCATGTGATGCCATTTTCATCTTTACTTAAGAAGTTGCCAGGGAAACCTTTTAGATTTCTGGAATCATAAATCTCCTCTTGAATAGAAATACTTCCATCAATATCAACTTTTATCGACCCATCATTTGCAAATCCTGCGGGATTTGTAGTTGCAATTCCTACGGTTCCCAATCCAGTAACAACAATTCCATTGTTGCCAGAAAGAATCTGAACCTTTTCTATCGGAGTATCAGTAAATATGCCAACTCTATCTGTTCTTGTATCTGCAGTAAATACAGTTCCACCAGCACCAACATCAAAAGAAGTTGTTACTTCTAAAATTGAAATACTTAAGGAACCATCAATCGTAACATCTTTTTCAAACTTGGCATCTTGTTTGAATAAAGATTTGCCAGCATTTAATTCCTCAAAGCAAGACTTGCCCCATATAGTAACATTTTGAAATACTGAGTCTCCATCTCTAGTGAATGATGGATTATTTGGTGTAGGGCAGTTTGCCATTTAAAAGAATCCTCCAAATGCTTTTTGTGCTATACCAAGAGATGACATACCAAATGCTGCGTCTGCAATCAAAGTACCAGAAAATGACTTCAAGAAACTACTTTGTACCAGTGAATCTGCAAGTGTTCCTTTTTTAGACTTAATATCTACCTCTTGAGCTATAATTTTTATTTCTTTAGTACTGTTGCCATCAGCACTACCTATTCTAATTCTAGGTGCTTGTAAAACAATTTCTCTACTTGCATCTAAAACTATTTGTTTTGCTTCCATTTTGATGTGACCTTTTGCCGCATCAAACGAAATATCACCTCTGTTAGCTAAAAACTCAAATGCCGTTATTCCAGATTGACCTGCAAGACTTTTATGTCCCGCAGCTTCGAAAATCCAAACTCCTTCACTTTTTAATTTTGTCAATCCACTTTCAGTATGTGATTGAATAAATTTTAAACCCGAATCCGTAATAGATTTTATACAGAATGCCTCTCTACCAGACATTCCCATTTCTTGATTGCCAGTTTCGACAATCAACTTTGGTCCAAAAATTTCTGTAATTCTGGTTTCTTGTGTGACTGCCATAATCAACTAATACAATCAATAACTTGAATAATTTCAGTCTGAGGAGGTACAATATTCATGATAGGTCTCAATATTGCTCCGAATCCAGTTGTACTATCAATATTTAGATCAGGCAGTCCATTGTATGAAAATCCTGGTTGAGGAACAGCATCAATAATTCTACCATCTCTAATTGTCAGATCAACTCCTTCGATTTCACCATCAAAGTAATCCTCTCCAGCATCTTCAATTATAATTTTTTCAACATAAAGTGGCAGTTCTTCAATATCTGCAGGATAATTTTCACCTTCACTGATCATTGCGACTGCAATAATTTGCCCATAAGTGGGTGATTTTGGTTTTTTATCTATAATTGCACGACCATATGCACCATATCCTTTATTACAACTGTCTTCAAAAGTTACCACAGGAGCACTTCTATATCCTTGTCCAGGATTAGTGATATCGACACCAACAATTTTTCCAACTTTTGCAACATCACCGACAGTATCAGTTAAGTCTAGATTATCTACAATCCCACCAAGAACTACATTCCCTGCACCACCAAATCCATCACCACCAAAGAACTTCATTGTTGGTAGACCACACTTAGTTACATTTCCAAAATCACATGGTCCGAGAGTAGATGCTTCTTCAAAAGGAGATCCAAATACTTCCCACTTTCCATATTTTTTCTCAAAGTCTGTTGAAAGATTTTTAGCTCCTTGAGAAACTGCCGTACCACTTGCAATTCCTTTGAATTTTTTACCAATCTCAGATTCGGAAAGATCTTTCAGTGGTCCAACATCAACTTTGTACTTACTTGTTGTAGGACATATTTTTTCATCACCACAAGAAAATAATCCTTCAACTTTCTTTAGAACATCAATACCAGTTGTCAAGAAACTTTTTGGGTTGAACTTAAAAAATGCACCTAAAATTGATTGAATCGGTCCAAGTAAAGGACCAGTTATAGAGTCTGTAATATTTACAAGATCATTAAAAAATGCACCAATAATTTGATCTGCTACACAAGAAACTCCATTAACAACATTCTTTACTGCTGCGGTCAAAAGGTCTTCTATGGCATCTTTAGCTGCATTTATAATTTTTGATGCTCCACAGAATAATCCATCAAATAAACTTTTGACTAATGCTGGTAGTGGAAATTCAATAAGTTTTATAATTGGTATGGGTGTGTTTAAAGAAATTAAAAATCTTTCTAGTGCGGTTATTGCTTGAGGTATCAACTCCGTCAATTTATCAGTTAATGATCCTAGACTTTTATTAACGAATCCGGTTATGGTATCTCCAACAAGATCCACCGTTTCTCTCATTTCATTTTGAAATCCATCAACATCATTCTGAAAATTAGAAATAGTATCAAAGAAATTATTGACATATGCATCCATTCTAGCAAAGGTGGAATCTTTACATGGATCTGCTTGTATAACTACCTGTCCACTGGTAGAAGATTCCGGTTTATTACAACTCATGGTTTATTTTCCTCCGTATTGATATTTATTAACTTAATGTGAAAGTTACACCATCAACTTCTTCACCGGCAAGGAGTTTTTCTGCCTCAATTACTTCTTCTATTTCCTTCTGTTTCAAACCATTACCAGGTGGTTTTGCAACTTCTGATATTGTTGCTTCTGTTCCGAGATTAATACCAGCCTCTGGTAATACATTTGCGAGAACTGATCTTTCTATACTTTTATTACTTCCAGATCCTTCGGGAATTGCTTTTGGAATACAAGGAGCAGAACTAGTCTCATTTGTTTCTGCTCTACCTAAAAGTCCCAAGGCTTTATTTTTTCCCTCAAAACCAGTCTTGGATTCAAATCTACCTTTACCATAACGAGTTCCTGAAGTTCTACCCAGACAACCGGTTACAACTGGTTGTTGTCTTGCAGAACCATCCAAAAATTCTCCAGTTACTACATCACCCTGAGTTAATCTTATTGTTCTTTGCCTATTTGTAGCACCAGTTCCATCAGTAACACCTAGCTGAACCAATGCATATGTAATTTCATCATCGGCAAGTTCACCCTCTTCAGATGAGTGAAATCCCATTATAGCAACTTTTACTCTAAGTCCAAAACCACCAGTTCCCTCAATTTGAGTTCTTTGAGCACTGTTAGACAAAACAATACCCAACCACTTATCGTTGCCTACTCCATAAAATTTTATACTAGAAGATGATTTTTCCATTATTGTGATTTAGTAAAGTTTAGTCCGTAAGAATCACGAATTAAGTTCATTGAGGTGGATGCTTTATTTGGCTCAAAATGATGACGAAGTGCCTGGATTATATAGTTTCCACTTTGAACCTGATCTGGTCCCTGTTCTTTATCTTCAGATGTGGATTCAACTTCCAACTTGATAACACTACCCGCCTCAAGAGTAGTATTGCATGGAATTGTTGCCGTATTGATTTGTGAGAACAAAATATTATATCTTGTGCTACCCGCAGCATAATAAAGTTCTGGACTGTTATTTACGTCTGTATCAAGTCCTTCTGCACCAACATCAAAGATTGCAGTTTGAACTCTATGATATTTTTTGCCCTTGTCAAAATCTTTCTGTAGCAACTCAGGAGGTGATTGTTTCTTACCTAATGATGAAAACTTAGGATCTTCTGTAAGACCTTTGTTCGCAACTGATATATCAATCTCAGTGAATCCATTAGTTTGTGGATTGAAAAATATATTCTTTGATGCATATACACCAGAACGAATTTGTGACAAAAGACTTTGATCCTTTACCATGTTCAAAGATGAAACTTTATAATCATTAGAGTTATCTTTTAGTTCTGCCGTTGAGATTGGTTGTCCCGTAAACCTATAAGTTTTTTCAAATGGATCTTGATTGATTAGTTTATCAGCAGAAATGAATTTAAATCCACTTCTAGTTTCATAGCAGAAATAACCAGGATTCGTAATGCTTGACGGAACTGTGCGAATACACAACATAGCAATTAAGTCAAGAGGTCTTTTTCTCATACCAAGGAAAGAGTATGAATTACTAGACTCATCAATATCAATTTCAGAGTCTTTAAATAAAAGATCTGTTTTCAGTAATCGTTTTACGGAATCACTAATCTTACCATTAAATCTTCTGGAGATCCTTGTAGTCTCATTCAACCAGGCAGTTCTTGTTGAGAATTTTATTGCTAGTGTCTCAGAGTTTGAAGAATCTACGACACTTACATCAGTGACATATAATTTTTTATAATCATCATTTTCAAAAGAAAAGTCTATTGCTTCTCCAATCTCAGAGTTTATTTTAACTAAAAGAGTACAACCTGCACGAATAGGCAATGATGTATGAAGAGCACCCAATCTATTTTGAGTATCATCTTTAGATTCTGCAGAACCACCAGTGCTGGAGATTATTGCTACTCCAGTAATAATTGGAGATAGAATGTTTTCAAAAAAATCAAAACTTATGATTCTCATCTCAGGAGTTTTGAACACATCAACGCGATTTGCTCCGTCAGGTGATATAATAGTAAATTTTTCGAATACTGACCCTTGTGCTGATGCCATTTACGGTATATTGTTAAGATTACTAGAATTTGATCCGGAAGATCCTTTTGATACAGAACTATTTAATCCACCACCAGTCGGAACTTTAATTATCTTTTCAACTTCGACTGGCATAATAATGACTTGATCAGAACCTCCATCATCTGGGGGGACAGAAATATTATCTGGAGAAACTCTTGGTTTTACAGATGAAATTTTAGCACCCTTTCCAATAGCAACATTGACTGAAGTTGGTTTGACTGCTTCATAAGCTGCAATAAACTTCTCTTCAGCAGGAGTTCCGGAAGATCCACCAAGTTCAACTCCAATGCATCCTGCAGTTCCATTACTACCAATATCACTGTGCACCAATAATTGACTTCTGTTGCCAATTGAACCACTTAGATTGTTAATGTAAGCAGACCAAGTTCCTACCCCATCAATATATCCATGTCTTTGGAAGTCCAATAAAGGATAACGACCATCTGGTAATGGATTCAAAGCTCCAGAAATATTTGCCCTGTCAGATTGAGAAGCATTTCCAGTTCTGAGCACTCCACTGATTGCTTCCCATGATCCAATTTTTTTACCAGTGGCATCATTCAGAACCAATTTGCCAGTAGCACCATCACCATGTCCAATAAAATCAAGACTTCCTCCTGGTTGTATTGGTCCACTTGAAATTTCTACATTATCACCACTTGGTGAAGGTTTTCTAGTTAGGAAACCACCAGTGCCAGGAGCAGATTTTTTAAACATGCCCTGGAGATTTTTGATATTTTTTCTGAAAATCTCTATAGATTTTTTACTCTTTCCTAAAGACTTTGCAAACATCAAATATGATTTTTTGGGAAAACCTCCTGAAGTTGTTTTTGTATTAGTCTTCTTTGAATCGGAAGTTTTACTTTTTGGAGGAACGACTCCACCTCTATTTCTCATCAACGGTTGTTGTCGCACCGGAGCAGGTGGATTAAAGTCAGATCCACCAACAGTATCTCCAACTCTTATAACACTTCCATCATACATTACGTTTGGATCATCGGCATTTCTGGTTGTAACTTCATCAACTTCATCATAACCCAAATCCAACTCAGAAATACCAACATTCAAATCTTTATCTAAAGTCTTTAATTCATTTTCTATGGGATTCAAATCAACTTTTGATTTTGCATAGGTTGGGAATAATTGATCAAAAATAAATCCAAAACCAGTTCCAATGACACCAAATATTTTACCAGCAATGTCTAAAGCAGGTTTTACCTGATCAATGAAGTTACTTACATTTTCTATTATTTTTGGTAACTGATTTACAAGAAATCCCAATAACAAAGTTCCAAAGAAATTCATCGCTGTATCAAATATAGGCATAACTTTTGATGTTATCTTCTGTGCCCCTGCTTTCAGAAAACTTGTAACTGGTTTAATTTTTTCGGTTGCCTTTTCTTTTTCCTCTCTTTTTGCTAATTTTGCCTGCTTCCTTAAAAATTTATTTTTATTGATCTTTGCTTTTTGAAGATCTTTTCTAGACTTCAAAATGAAACTGTCTAATTCAGTTACACTTATTTTTACTTTGTTTAGTTGAATATTGTCCATTTATCAGGCTCCAAATATTCCTAATTGTTCCTTCATAAACCCAATGAAGAAATTGGAAGGATCTTCGGCACCTAATACTGGAATAGAATCACCAGCAGGTTTTGGTTGATCTCCTCCAAGAGATGTCATCGTTGTTTGTTTTTGTGGTGGCATCACAGTAACACCACCTCCCTTACGTTTGGCAGGAGGGTTTAACTTTGAAGCACCACCACCTCCACCACCAGACGATGGTGTTATTTTTGCAGCAGAAGCACCACCCCCACCTCCTCCAGATGACATTGTAGGAGGTTTTTTGTCTGTCATCACTTCTGACAAACTACTTAGAACTTTTGCAAATTCAATATTTGCTTTTTCAAATTCTAAATTATTTTTTATTTGAGATTCGAAAGTTTTTTGAATTACATTATACATTTCACCACTAGTAGAATTCATAGCTGCTAAAGTACTGATCCCCCAAAGATTAGTTGCATCTCTGTTAATGACAAATTCACCTGGTGTCAACATTGCAGAAACACTATCTTTATTTGGTCCTAATTCATTTCCTGCAACTTTACCACCAGTATTCATTTCAGCAGATTCTTTATTATTCTCTTCATTTTTAGAACCAACTATAAAGTCATAAATTTTACCACCAACGATATCACCAAATATACCACCAGCAATAGTTCCAACACCAGGAATAGGAATCAATGATCCTAGTGCACCACCTAACATGGCACCTACTGATTTTGCTGCTGCTCTTCCTATAGGTTCTCCGAGTGCCAATGATACTGCAAAATCAATTAGACCACCAAAGATAGGAACTCTTTTTAAAAGAGGTCTTAAGAATTTAGTAATTCCTTTTAAACCCAACTTTGATACAACTCTTGATCCTGCTTTAGATGCAATATCCTCAACCCTAGCAACTGATTTTGCTACAATATTATTTCTAACTCCACCGGAAGCATTTCTAATAAGACCTCCTCTTAGTTTTTTTCCAAATCTATCGTTCCCGGCACGATCTCCAAATCTTCTCCTAAATCTCTGTTCTGCGGGAGATACTCTGGATCCTCTTGGTCTTCTTCCTCTTCCTGCACCACCGGTAACAAATCTACCGATTGCTCTTACTGCTCTAAAAAGAGTTACAAGTTTTCTTACCACACCAGCTATTAAAACACCACCGGCAATACCTACAACCCATTTCCAATTTTGGGCAATACCATCAAATATACCTTTTATAAATTCAATCCTTTCCGGTTTCAGTATTTGATTAATTGCAAATCCACCAACAAGTGCTCCAAAAAATCCCAGTATTTTGTCAAATACGTTCTTGATTGGTGCTCCAACTTTATTAACAATACCACCAATTGCACCACCAACTTTCTTCAGTGCTTCAACATCTTTTTCCTTCTGTTGCTTTTTCTTTAAATCTGCTGCCTTCTGTGCATTCTTTAGATCTCTCTTCTCTTTGTTAATACGAGAAGAATAATCCAGTTCCAATTGCTCTTTTATACTGACAAGAGACTCATTGATCTGTATTAAAGTATTTTTTCCAGTTTCTGGTGCTAGAGATGCAATTGTACCTTCTTTTTTGGCAGTTCCTTTTGCCTTAAGAATATTTGTTATCTTTGTAATTTTTTGTTGGTTGAGGGTAACCTTAGAATTCAGTTCACTAAATTTCTTTACAAATTCCTTTTTATCTACTTTTCTTGCTATCTTACCTTCTAACTTATTTACTTTAACTTCTAAATTACCAGTGCGATTATCTACACTGTCAGCACGTTGTTCTAAGTCCGATACCCTGGGTTCTAAATTATCAGCCATTTTGTTGTTGTGCCTTTAGATTTTCCTCTTCAATATATTGTGAGAGCAGAGTCACATAAATTTCTCTCTCCCAAGGTATCATATTCTCTAGTTCTGTTAATGAGTATTTATGATGTTGCATGAGGGCAAAGTTAGTTCTATAAAAATTCTCAAGGCTCTCATGCGACATCGCTAGTTGAAAAAACTTGCTAATCCCTCAAGAACTACTTCACTCTCAACTTCAGTATTTGGATTTTTGACTTTGATGGTATGAGAAAGTTTAGGCATAGTCTCAAAAAACTTCTCAACCTCTTTGAACTGCTTGGTGTTCATCTGATCGACAAAATCCTTGAGTTCTTTCTTTGTACAGTCAGATGCCGACCAAGATTCTTCTTCATTGAAGACCGTATTGATACATGAAGTAATCACACTCAGAGATTTATCAACATCACTTGAATTTTCACCAACCTCAAAATTACTTTCAACAAATTGATTCAGTGAAGGATACTTCATCTGAAGTGAAAGATTATCATCCAATTTAATAATATTTGAATGCTCAGGATCTTTTTTTACTTTAATTTCATCAATGAAGATTTCAGTGGCAACTTGTGTCTCTCCATCATCAGGACAAGTTATATTGACTTCTACAGTTTCTCCAACTGATTTTGCTCTAACATTTAAGAAGAGATATTCAATATCAAAAGTGGAAAGGTCATTGACCTTAACACCTCTGCTCATTACACAATCAGAAAGGACGGTTTTGATTGCATCAGAAATTTGTTTAGTATCTTCAGATTCCAATGCCATAATCAAAATTTTCTCTTCTCTTACTAAGAAAGGACGATACTTTATTTTTTTCCCAGTAGAAGGCAATTCCAACTCGTAAGTTGGAGTATTAATTTTTGGTAAAGGCATAACAACCCATTATAATTTCAGTTGTGATTATTTATTATGCATTTTGAAGTTTTGCATTTTGCCCATGATTTACAACATATCTGTCGTAAGCAAATTGAACACTGACTTTGAGCAACTCTGCAGCTCCATATTTAACCGGCATTGAAGTCATACCTTTTGGAAATGCATTGACAAATTCGTAAGTCAAAAAGCTGTCAGCAACATCAAAATCTTTTTCAAATTTTGTTATTGACAATGTATCAACTTTGTATCCACCAGTTGCTTTTTGAGATGGACTGGTAGTATCTCCTAAAGGATAATTAAATTTACGATAATATCCTCTTGTATTAGTTTCAGGAGTGGTCGTATGATGAATCGTTCCAGAAATATAATCCATCCAACCCTCAAAGAACTTCAGCATTTTGTAATTCGCATCAACATAGAAAGTAAACTCACTATCAACATATATTCTTGTGTGTGCAAACTGTTGATTTATACCCTGAAAATTGTCTTTAACTTCTGCTGTTGCAAAAGAACTTGTAGGTAGAGTTGCTTCGGAGCAAAGCATTCCAACATTTCGATTTACCCAGTCATCTTCCAAATTACCATATTTTTCAGTATTGAGCAAATCACAAAGTGCCCTAGGTATGCCGGAAATATAAACCTGATAGTGATTGTCCAGTGCGGGATTAACGAGGTCCTGTCTGTTCAGGGCACTCATTTTATATTTTTGAATAAGTGATGCCACTCTAAATACCTTATATGGACTTTTATTATTAATTATTTAGATGGCATATAAAGGAAAATATCAACCATCCTTTCCAAGAAAGTATAAAGGAGACTCTTCAAACATAGTATATCGTTCTTTATGGGAACGTAAATTCATGGTTTACTGTGATAAAAATGAAAACATCTTAGAATGGGGGAGTGAAGAGATTGCACTTCCATACAGATCACCAGTTGATAACAGAGTTCATCGTTATTTTCCAGACTTTTACATAAAGGTCAAAGAAAATAATGGAAGAATCAAAAAGATGATTGTTGAGATCAAACCACTAAAACAATGTATTGAACCCAAGGTTCAAAAGAAAAAAACCAAAGGATACATCTTTGAGGTTGTCGAATACGCCAAGAATCAGGCAAAATGGGCAGCAGCAAAAGAATGGTGCTTAGATCATGGTTATGAATTTAAGGTGCTTACAGAAAACGAGTTAGGTATAAAATAATGGCACTAACAGGATATGAAAAGAATAGACTGAATGACTATACAGTTTCTGAATTAATATCCATTGCAAGAAATTATTATGTAACTTTCAAACTACCATCTGGTGAAACTAGTACCAACTATGGAAGATTAAATAAAAACCAACTTATAAGTGAGATTGAAAAAGATAGAGATTATAGATCTGGAGCACCGACAAATTTAACCATAGAAGAATCTGACATCAGACCTACTGACGATGATGGAAACAGAATCAGAGCAATAGTAAACAGATTAATTGGTTCTGAAGGTGCTGATTCATTATGGAATCAAATATCAAGTGTATTGAGTTCTGATACCGATATGGTTCCAGAAATAGGAGAACTGTATACATTTAAATATGTGGCAAAGACTCCAAATATAGTCTATGATCTTTATCCATTGATTGTTGCCGAAAATTACTTACAGTCTCAAAACGGAACAGTTGGATTCATTGGATATAATTTTCACTGGAATAAGTACAGAAAGTATACATGGGAAGAAGTCCAAACACCCTTATATAAAGTTCGTACAGGGGAACTTGCAGACTTAAGGGAAATTCCTTACGCTAAGTTTCTAAATAGTTAGAAAAAAGATAATGCCAAGAAGAAGAAAAAGACCAGCTAATACTGAACTTGCCCGTGAAGTAAAAAAGTTAAATGATCAAAGGGCAGAGGAAGATGCTGCCAGACCCATCAACACGGTTAGGGTTAAAACTGCTGGTAGGGGTGGGAGTCAAAAATCATATCAAAGATGGGATGGAAAACAGTGGGTAACTGGAACGGGAAAAGACGCCGCAAGATATAAAGGATTATATAACAACCAACAAGAATTAAACAAGCAACAGTCAACTGAACAGGCACCTACTAGTGCAGCACCAAAAACACCCCCACCTCCAAAAAGAAAACCAAGGATACCCAAAAAAGGAAAACCAGAAGACTTCTCGAAATTAAATCTCAGATACCCACAAGATGCAATAGAAGAGGGTCAAGATTTTATCAAGTTTGAAGTTTTTAATTATAAGACCAATAGAGCCACAGTGACTCGTGATGATAGCAACTTGATAGAAAAATCATTGGGAACTGTAATTCTTCCAATACCATCCCAAATCAATGATCAAAGTTCAGTTAATTATCAGGACAGTGGAATGAACTTTATGCAGGAACAAGGTATAGGTGCAGTTAAAAATATAATCGGTTCGGGTGGTATTGGGGAGTTCTTTGGAAATACTTCAACGGAACTTGGAAGAGCATTAGACACAGCAGGCAACAATAAAGCATTAATTAATAATTTTATTGCAAAATCTGCTGTTAATGCAATCGGTGGAAATATAACTGTGGATCAGTTAACCGCAAGAACTACGGGACAAATAATAAACCCAAACATGGAACTGTTATTTTCAGGTCCAGCACTTAGAGAATTTAATTTCACGTTCAAGTTTACTCCGAGATTTAAAAAAGAAGCCGACGTAGTTAGAGATATTATAAAAGTTTTCAAACGTAACATGAAACCTAAAGGTTCTGGTGGAGACTTTTTAACAACACCAAACGTTTTTAGAATTAAGTATATGATGGGAGCAGAGGAACACAAATTTTTAAATAAATTCAAGATTTGTGCTTTGAAATCCGTAAGTGTCAACTACACTGCCGATGGTGTGTATGCAACATATCATGACGGAACTCCAATTTCAATGGAGATGCAATTAGGTTTTAGTGAATTGACTCCAATTTATAACGAAGATTATGATGAATATGGAAACGATACTGGAGTAGGATTCTGATGGGTTACTTTAGAGAATTACCAAACATAGAATATCAATCATTCTTGTCTGATGCAGTTTCATCCCAAGATTATCTGACAGTAAAAAACTTGTTCAGAAGGAACAAGTTACGTGATGACTTACAAAATGTCTTTACGATGTTTGATAAGTATGAAATTGTGCAGGGAGCAAGACCTGATACTGTTGCCGAAGAATTTTACGGTAGAGAAGAACTTGATTGGGTTGTTCTGTTGACTGCAGGAATAATCAATGTAAGAGATGAATGGCCTCTTTCAAATTATGAACTTTATAAGTATGTTGAAAAGAAATATGGAATAGAGGGATTGAACTCTAACCATCACTTTGAAACTATTGAAATAAAGGATTCAAGCAATAGGGTGATCCTTCCTGCAGGCAAACAGGTTGATTCCAATTTCACCTTTAAATATAGTGACAATGGAATCAGTCAAGAAAAAACTGGTTCTGAAGTAAGAATCGGTGTATCAAACTGGGAATACGAAACTATACTGAACAATAAAAAATCCTCGATTTATTTACTAAAACGAGAATTTTTACAGCAGTTTTTAAATGATATGAGAGAAATAATGACTTATGGATTGTCCTCAGAATATGTCAACGAATCGACAGTGAAAACCGAGAACACCAAAGTCAAGATTCTTTAGTCGTTTGCAAGAGCAGCAAAGTATGAGAGAGTATCATCGTCATCATTAGAAGACGGTGTGATATCAGGATCATTGAAGCCACCACTGCTACTGGACAGGGAGTTCAGTTCTTCCTTCATGGACTGAGGCATAGGATTGCTTTCACCACGATTCTGACGACGGAACTCTTCTTCCTCTTCGACAGTCTCTTGATCCTGGAACTTAGGAGTGCCCTTGATACCAAGAACATAATCAAGACGC